AGTTTACATACAGAGTTACATAGTCCTTGCCATCTGCTGCGTGTGGACCAAAGCGGTTCTTCACCGCTGCTACCTTCAACTCACCAGTGGTTGGGTCATACCCAAGAGTAAGTATCAACGCTGGTAACTGGCTTACCTTGCCGTGAATAGCACGGCGTGCAGGTGGCGCAGTTGGACTGCCGTACTCTGATTGCTCAGAGACGTGGTGCAGTACCAGTACACAGGCTTCAGTCTTACGTGCCATATCGTGTAACTCCATCATAATTGCACGAAGCCCGGCCCATTCGTTGTCTGTCTCAGCAGCTACATTCATAAGGTTATCTATGATGATCAACTCAGGGGCCAGCCCGTACAACTCTACGTATGCCTTAATCTCCAACTCGATATCATCGAGTGACGGACTGGAGTCAAAGACCCACTTGATATGACTTAACTTATCGAAGTGCTTGTCGTAGTAGTGAGAGTCTGCAGATAGATTCTGCTCGACTGTTACTTGATTGTGACCGCTAGTATGCGCTGCTGCTCTCATCATTACAGTTGTTGTATCTGTATCAGCTGAGAAGAACAACGTAGGTACTTGTGCCTTGACCGCGTAAATCAAAGCAAACATAGACTTACCAGCGTTAGGTGCGGCAGCAACCATACAGACTTGTCCTCGTCTGAACTTAATCTGTTTGGCTGCTAGCCCACTCCAAGCATCAGGAAGAGGTGTTGCTTTGGTGAGGACAGTTCCCCACGCACGCTGTAAATCAAGCAACGCTCTCCCCTTTGATTGTAATGTTTAATTGTCTTTGGATTGGTCTACGATCTTGTTGTGTTAGACCGCCCCAGATTCCGTGTACTTCGTTATGTATTCCCCACTCTGCACATTCAGCTTTGTGTGGACAGGTATGACAAATAGACTTTGCCATCACCATCTCTACGGTGTTCATCAGACCATCGGCTTTTTCCGGAAACCAAAAGTCACCACCTATCTCAGCGCAGGCAGGGTTCTCATAGAACCTTGGCTCGCGCATACATTAACGAACCCAGATAGTCTCGCACTTATCTGCTGCACCCTTAGGTGCTGCACACATATAACCCTGCCAAGGTCCACGTGCTGATGTACCTGTCTTAAAAGCCATCACTCCGTGCTTACAGGTCTTGCTCGCTGATGCTGCATCTTGTCCAGTACTGGTTACAGCAACTGGTGATGCGTTGAATGCTGCCTGGATATTAGATACTGCAGCAGCTGTGGCGTTGCCACCTGATAGTTCAGCAGATGTTGACTTGATAAGAGCAGACACCATTGATAGGTCTACTAGCCCTGTCTCAAGATCCTTTACATCTGCAGCGTAAAGATTGATGAGTGTTCCATCTGCCAACTTGTAGTTGATTTGGAACTTTGTGTTCTCGTTTGCAGCCATTTACTTTCCTCCACTTGGTTTGATGTTTAGTCTTACTGATTCGTTACCAACAATCTTGGGAACAAACCCTAGAAGTTTCTCAACTTCCTTTGCGTCTACAGTCTCACGACCTTTGACTGTTGTCCAACTGATTTCTACACCACTAGCAGTAACTCCAGTAGCACCTTCTAGTGAAGCCTTCAAGGAATCCCGTTCCTTCTCCAGCTCTTTTATCTTGCCATCTAACTGTAAGTAATGCAGTGCGTGCTTGTCAACTTCTACGTCCTCAATCACGACTTCACTAAGGACGATACGTTCTTTCTTTAGACCACCGCAACCCATCTGCTCTGTTGCATCGTAGTACTGGCAGTAGTCTTTGCAGAAACTAGCATCCTTCTCAGGTGCTGGTAACTCCTTAGATGCCTTGACATTTTCTAGCCAGGATAGAGCAGCCAGTGCCATCACTTCATCGTAAGGTTCTGTGTGTACCTTGACGTCCTTCTCATTACCATCACGTGCTATCGCTACTAGGTTGACTGTCTTAACTTCGTAGCCATTCTTAGATAGCAAGTAGCCATAGACCTGCACCTGCCAGCGTTGCTGGTTAGATGGGAAGTATGAAAGGTTCTTAATCTTTGATGTCTTCCAGTCAATGACTGCGCCAGTACTAGGTACAAACAAGTCCACGTGTGCTTTCATATCACCATAGGCAACCTGTGTTTCCACTAGATATTCTTTACCTTCAGGATCAAGTGTGCCGATAGCCTCTTCGATAGCTGCGTGAATAGCAGTACCCATAATGGCAGCCAACTTAGATTGGTTCTCGTTGGTATGTGGTTGTGCATTCAGTCTGTACCAGACCTTACGGCGACAGCCACCAATCTCTGATGGTCCTACCTCAGTCTGCATACTTCTATCACGAGAGGCATCTTGTGCGTGCAGTACGTGCAGCAGTAATTCCTTTGGGTCTTCTATCGCCATCTGCGTTCATCCCTCCACTGTAGCCAAGCATCAAATCCGTATGCGGTAACAAAGCCAATTAAGAATGCTATACCGCAGTATGCAATTAACTCTTTCATTTGTAAACCCTTTCCTGTACTACTACTTGTATCGGTGGTGAAGTGTTGATATCTAAGATGGATGCAATCTGCACTGCCTTCTCAGCTACCACACTTGCTGTGAGGACCTTATTGTAATTCTTAGGTGGCAAGGAATACAAGTACCCAAGAGCATAATTTCCACCGGAGCCTGCCGCGAATAGCCCACGCTCGGATGTGTTAAAGGACAGGTCGCCACCGATAGAGAACAGGTTGCCATTGAACCCGATAAGGAACGAGAAGTTCATCTCCTTGTTATCTATCTCGTAGTTACCTTCCTTGAAGGCAGCTGAGATACTAGGCAGTACCTTCCCACCCATAAACTTCGTTGGGTCCTCACCGCGATAGAGCGGTGGCTTCCACGCATAGGCAAGGATATCTCCTGGACGTGAGTCACCAGTAAGACCGAGTAGGTATTTACCAGTGCTGATTATCTTCGGAGTTTCTACTGAGATGATGCGTTGATCTCCGTCAGTTATTTGCGAATCTGCCGCCATTAGAATGAAGTCAGGTCCTTGGATTCCGCATAGGGTTGTCATAGACAAATCATATCACGGCGTGTCGCAAGACACATACTAGGCAGGTGGTGTCTATAATATGAGCGTTAGCGAATTACAGTACGGCCCTTAGCAGGGCCGAGGCGTAGCCGAGAGGCGACTGACCACAGGAAGGAGCCGTGCCAGACAATGCGCCGTCTCCGTCTACCAACCCTGCAAAAGTTCAGGTCCTATCGTAACCCATACAATGGCCTTCCTGAGCCTTACGGGACCGATTTAAGGGACTTAGGCCCAGTACACGTCTGTCCGTGTGGCTCTCAGGTATTCAACGCTATGGTGTCCTTTGATGACTTCGAGATATCCTGGTACTTCCTAGACGGAACCTGCGTCAGCTGTGGCAATCTAGTAAAACTACCTTGTCCTCCAGATCGTGATGAAGCACAGACTTTCGGAAGTTAATGAAACCCTACGGACGGGTGTATGTTCAATCTGCGGACCTACAAAAGTCAAGATACGCGACGGCAGACTTCAATCAGTTACCAGTAAATACAGATGCTACGCAGTCTACAAGCGCACCATCATCAAGAATAGATACCCATACGCAGTCCACAAGAAAGACTACTGCGAACACTGCAACTTCAAGCCAGTCCATATCAGTCAGCTCGACGTGGACCATATTGACGGCAACAGCCGGAACAACGACCCGTCTAACTTACAGACGCTCTGTGCAAACTGTCACCGCCTCAAGACTCACCTAAACGGGGATAGCAACTCCGGCATATTTTAGGCATAAAAAAATAGGCCCCCACTCCCGAAGGAGCAGGGGCCATTGCCTCGCGCTTATGGGTTACTTAGACCCACGACCAAACTCTGTAGCCTTTGGGTCTAGCCACTTAAGGACTGGACCTGCGATAGCAGCAACTGCTGCAGCGCCTAGCTTCTTTGGATCAGTCTCACCTGCAAGATAGAGAGCAAGTACTGCTGCCACTCCTGCACGTAGATATGTTGCGAGTACTGCTTTTGTCTTTGCGTTCATTTGGTTTCCTTTTTCTTAGGTAAAGGTTTAGGGAAGTTAGCCTTTACTTTATTGATTGCCTTTGGCTTTGGTACCCAAGGAAACCAAGGTGATGTGTCGTCACCGCAGTTGTCCTTGATGGAAATATGAAGATGTGTGTTGTGCTTGTTAAGACCTGTGTAGACCTGCTCGCCATTCTTGGCAGACCAAATCTTTCCCTTGAATATCAGGTACTTAACTCTTTTGTCCTTCTGTAGTTCGGTATAGATAACCGAGCAGTTGACACCGTGAGATGGGTCATTGGTCAGGTCTACTGCGTATCCTGAGTTATGGTCAGAGTTTGGGTTCTGCTTGACGTGTGCCTTACTAGGCAGTAGTCCATCACTTGCCTTCTTACGCTTTGGCCATAGCGCTGTTGCTTGACGCAACACAGCGATAGCTGCAGGCGTTGCTCTCTTTGCTAATGGAATCACTTGCTCTC